AATTGTCACGCTGTCATATTTGACGAGCTGCACACACAACCCAACCGCGACTTGTGGGACGTGCTAACTACATCGACAGGCGCACGGCGTCAGCCACTAATTATGGCACTAACTACAGCAGGCCACGACCGCGCCAGCATTTGCTACGAAATTCACGAATACGCTCAACAAGTCAAAGCAGGCACAATAAACGACGAGACGTTTTTGCCTGTGCTGTACGCAGCCGATGCCGACGACGACTGGACGGATGAAGCGACGTGGCGCAAGGCGAACCCTGGCTACGGCACAATATGCCACAAGTCATACTTTGACCAAGCTGTACAAAACGCCAAGGCCAACCCGTCAATGGTTAACAGCTTTCTGCGTTTGCACCTGAACATCTGGACGTCAGCGGAAACCGCCTGGATTCCTGATGACATCTGGATGAAGGGCAACCAACCTATACCGCATGATCGCCTACACACACTGCCTTGCTACGGTGGCCTTGACCTTGCCAGCACACAAGACCTTACCGCATTCTCACTTTTGTTCCGTGACGATAGCAACGATTGTTTTTATTTGCTTGTGCATCAATTTGTCAACTCTGAAAAAGCGTACACGAAAAAGCTAAGCGCAGGCATTGACTACGTGGCGTTTGAACAAGAGGGCGACATTAGCATAACGCCAGGCAACGTGACGGACTACAGGATTGTCAAGGACTACATCACGGATCAGTGCGCTAAGTACGACGTGCGCAGCATCGGCTACGACCCGAGGTTCAGCACCTACATCGTTAGCGAGCTTGAGGCCGACGGCGTGACAATGGCGCCTATGGCGCAGAACATCACAACCATGAACGGGCCAACTAAGGAATTTGAGATGGCCGCAATGAAAGGCCAGATTATTCACGGCGGCAACAGATGCATGCGCTGGCAAATGGGTTGTGCCGTGGTGTACACCGATGTCAACGAGAACAAACGCGTCACCAAGGAACGTCAGGAGAATAAGAAAGTCGATGGCGTGATCGCCTCCATTATTGCCATGAACGAGTATTGCCATACACTCACGACAGACGATTTCTTTTTTGATATTGTGGACTTGTAATTGTCAACGTTGTGTGTTATATTATAGCTTCACAACGACTGTATGGCCACACTTACAGAACGCCTTAGCGCAATCTTCAGGTACCGCATCGGTAAGTACAACTCGCAGACGCTAGAGGCAGAGCTGGGCATCAACCCAATTGTGCGCAGCGGCGTCAATGTCACGGAGCAAAGCGCACTGGCGATTAGCACAGTCTACGCTTGCGTTTACAAGATTGCAAGCACAATCAGCAGTCTAGGGCTAGAGCTTTACGTGCGCGATGGACGCAACGTGGAGATTGCCAACGTACACCCAGCGTACAACCTAATTACCAGCGAGCCTAACGAATACCAAAACGCTTACGACTTTTGGGAAAACGTCATGGCGTCTGCGCTCATGTACGGCTGTGGTTACGCTGTCATCGAACGCAACGCACGCGGTTACGCTGAACGCCTGGTGCCCGTCAGTTACTACGACGTCGACGTCAAAGAGGTAGACGGCGAGCGCGTATTTGTGATTCGCGATTACGGCGCGGTGACGCAGAACAACATGCTGGAGATTTCCAACATGAACCGCATGAGTCCAATTCGTCTGCACCGCGAAAACATGGGACTAGCCAAAGCAGCGCAGGATTTTGGCAGCGAATACTTTGGGCAAAAGGGACAGATGACAGGCGTGTTGGCCAGCGATCAGCCACTGCGCAAAGAACAGATGGACGTCATCCAGAACAGCTGGAACCAAAGCGCAATGAACGCAGGTACAAAGCTGTTGCCTTTTGGCTTCAAATACCAGCGCATCACAATCACACCAGACGAAGCGCAGTTTATTGAGACGCGCAAATTCCAGGCAGAGGAAATTTGCCGCATTTACAGCGTGCCGCCGTCACTGGTGCAGCTTGAGACGCAGACGACGTTTAACAACGTAGAGCAGCAGAACCTGCAGTTTGCCCGCCACACAATTAGCCCGTGGGCCAAGCGCATTGAACAGGAGATTGACCGCAAGCTGATCCAGAGCTTTGAGCGCCCAGACGTCTACAGCAAGTTTAGCATGGACGATTTGTACCGTGGTGACTTGGCTGCGCGGACTAACTACTATCAGCAAATGTTGTCTAGTGGCGTGGTGTCAATCAACGAAGTGCGCCGCAAAGAAAACATGAACCCAGTAGAGGGAGGCGACACGCACACAGTACAAATCAATCAAATCGCGTTGGACCGCTTAGGCGAGTACAGCGACAAAGTATCAACTGATGGAGGACAACCAACAGCATAAAGACGCTGAGAAGCGGACGATGGGCACAATTGAAGTGCGCGAGTCTGAAGGCGACGACATGACGCTTGAGGGTTACGCTGCAGTGTACAACAGCGAAACCGACCTTGGACATTTCCGTGAGGTTATTAAGCCAGGCGCATTTGACGAGGTGCTCGACAACGACGTGCGGGCGCTTATCAACCATGACCCGAATTTGATTTTGGGCCGCACGACTAACGGCACGCTTGAGCTAAGCGTAGACGAGCGCGGCCTGAAGTACAGAGTAAAGCTTGGCGATCAGCAGTACGCCAAGGACTTTTATGAAAGCGTTAAACGCGGTGACATTTCACAATCTTCGTTTGCCTTTACAATCGACAAGCAGAGCTGGAACGAAGAGCGCACCGTGCGCAGCGTGGACAAAGTGCGGCAGTTGTTGGACGTGTCACCAGTGACATATCCAGCATACGCAGCCGCCACGGTGCAAGCGCGTGACCAACAGCTTGAAACAGAAGAAGCCAACGCAGTTGCCGAGGCTGACACAGATACAACAGTTATTGAAACTCAAACACAAACAACTATGAATCTCAATGAGATGAAGGCAGTACGCGGCAAGCACGCGGACCGCTACGAAGAGTTGGTTAACCTCGCAGAAACAGAAAACCGCGATTGGACCAACAACGAACAAGAGGAAGCTGACCTTTGCAAGCGCGAGGTTGAGCGACTCGACGGCAAGATTACGCGCCGCCAAGCACACGAGGACATGATTGCACGTCAAGCACAGATGGGCGGCACCTCAGTTGCTGAAGCAAAAGAAATTAACCGCGTTAACAAGTCTTTCAGCTTGAGCCGTGCCGTCAATGCAGTTGCACTGGGCAAAGCGTTGGAAGGTGCAGAAGCTGAGTGGGCACAGGAGGCCAACCGCGAAATGCAGGCGCGCGGCTTGAACATGTCAGGCCAAATTGGTATTCCAGGCTCGGCATTGTTCCGTGCTATTGGTGACGCTGACGACTTTGGTGCTTCAAACTCATCATACGCTGGAGCTGGTTTTGTGCCAACAGTTGTGCCTGGCGCAATTGAGGCCTTGCGCGCGCCAACAATGGCCGAGCGCATTGGTGTGACAACCATTAACAACGCTACTGCTAACTTGCAGTTCCCACGCGTTAGCGCAAAAGCTGCAGGTACTGAGGAAACTGAAGTTTCCGCAGATGCTGATTCTGGCTTAGATATGGACACTGTGACGTTGACGCCAACCCGCGTTGCTGCCAAGACCTTGTGGTCAAAGCAGTTGATGTTGCAGGGAGGCCCAGCCGTAGATCAGCTGATTTCTCGCGAGTTGTCAGCAGGCATCAACGAAACTATTGACAAGGCAGTGTTTGCTGCTGCTGTAGCTGGTGCGACAGGCGGCGGTGCCGTTTCTGGACCATTGACTTACGCCAATGTTACTGATGCCCAGAAGGACGTTTTGGCTGCAGGTGGCGATTTGTCACGCTGCGCTTTTGTCGCGTCACCTTCTGCAATGTCAATTGTAAAGGGCGAGGCTGCCATTGCAACCATTAATGCTATGGTTGAAAACAACCGTATTGACGGTTTTGAAACATACTTTACGCCTAACCTTGCTGACTCTGCTGGAGCGACAGCAGGCACCTTGTTGTTTGGCGATTACGCTGCAGGTATGTTGCTCGCGTTCTTTGGTGGTGTTGATTTGTTGGTTGACCCATACAGCAACGCAGGCACGGCGCAAATTGCTTTGCACGTGAATAAGTTTTACGACACAGCTGTGCGCCAAGGCGGTGCATTGTCCGTGATCAATGACTTTAGCTGATAACAACTAAACTAACGGGAAGCCTGGCAATAGGGCTGGGCTTCCTTTTTTTTCTAACGCCATGTATGTAGCACGCCCAGCATATTCTCGACTGTCAGACTTTATGACTTTGGCCGACATGAAGTTGTTCTTGCGCGTCGACCACGACGACGAGGACGACGTGATTGAGGCCTTGGCTAATGCTGCTATTGCGTGGTGTGAGGATTACTGCAACCGCAAGTTTGTTACTAGCCAAACTGCGACATTTTACCTTAGCAGTTTTCGCAATGCTTCCTTGGCATACGGTCCAGTGACCGCAATTACTAATGTGTTGTACGACGACACAACAGGAACAGAACAAACGTTGGACACGTCCAAGTATTACTTTGACACGCCTAACGACAACGCGGTGCGCATCTATTTTCATGACGTGCCCGATCTTGAGGATTACAATAGTCAACCCGTTCGCGTTGTTGCTACTGTAGGCCTACAACCAAATAATGCAGTAAAGCACGCTGTCAGATTACTTGCTGGACACTGGTACGAAAACCGCCGCACTGTTGTGACAGGCACGATCGCTACGTCTATTCCATTTGCTGTAGAGGCTTTGCTTAGCTCGCAGCGCATTCTTGACTTGCGGCAATGAACATCGGCTACCTAGATAGACGCATTACGTTTGTAGCGCCCGCAACCCTACGCAATGACTACGGTGAGGTGACAGGCGACACTACAGATTACGCGACTGTGTGGGCGGCCCTTGACAACAAGAGCGCCAGCGGCGCCGTGATCCAGGAACAGGAAAGCACAATTAACCGCGTTACCTGGCGCGTGCGCAGCAGCACGACGACGCGTGCCGTCACGCCTAAGTACAGCATCCGCTACAAAACAGATTTGTACAACATCGTCGCCGTGCAAGAGGTAGGCCGAAACAACGAGCTTCATTTTATCACTGAACGCGTAAAGAGTGAGTAATGATCAAGCTAGACGTCAAAGGCCAAAAGGAACTAGAAAAACGAATTGAGCGCGCAGCGCGTTGGAGCGTCAAGGACGCTGCACGCCTAAAGGCCATCAACGAACGCGTGGGTAAGGTTTACACCACGGCGCTGTTGGCGAACATCCAAGATTCAGAGACTGACATTAAAGTCTATGAGCGCACAGGCGGCGGCCCTGGTCGCAAGAGCAAGGCAGGCCAACTAAAGCAAGTGATTAAGCGCGGCACACTGCGACGCAGCATTAAAGTGTTTCAACGCCGCAACAAGGTTATTACCTACGCTGGACCAAAGTCGAAAGGTGGCCGTCGTGGACGTAGCACTAAGACAAACCGCCAAGACGGTTGGTTTTCTGCTATTGTAGATCAGGGCGCAGGGTTTGGTGACGGACGCAACAAAGGCGTATTTACACGCACACAGAAAGCAACGCGTCAGCGCATGGTCAACTTGCGCAACCGCTTGCTGCAAAAAGAATTTCAAAGGTTTATGCGATGAAAGCAGGGATTGCCATATACAACATCTTATATCCTAATGTGCAAGTTGCAGCCTTAGTAGGTCGACGTATTTATCCAGAAAGCGCGCCTGAAGGTGAGCAGATGCCGTACATTGTTTATAGCGTTGTCGGCAACTCACCAGTTGAAACAAAACAGGAAACCGTCGTTGATGAAGCGCAGATAGAAATTTTCTGCGTCGACAATACATACACGGGCTGCATGACTTTGGCCGACACTGTGCGCGACACACTAGATCGTGCAGAGTATTACAACGCAGATATAACAAAAGAGATAGACGTGCAAAGCATGATGTACACGAACGAAGTAACTGAAGTCAACCAGGACCGCAACACGTACGTTGCTATCCAAGACTACACAATGAGAATTAAGAAATGAATTTCATTTTAGAAAATTGGGCCGAGCTGACGCTGGCTGTATTGGCATTGGTTAAGGTTGTTGTCAACCT